GGACTAGAACGGTCTCACTTAACCAACTAGTCCCTTTAAATCCTTTTTCTACCATTAACAACGTTGTAAGTAAAATAATCCAACTTACTAAAGTTTTCAAAACTTTAAGTGCTTTAAAGGTTTGAAACCCTTCTCGTTTTACTCCAGCAATTACACCAAAGAAGCCATCTGCCATTACTACTCCAACCAATGCCAAATATTGATCTGAATTTGCCATTGCTAAGTTGAAAAAATAAGTGCAGATAAATGCCATTATCGTACTCGCTGAATATATACCGACTGTTGTTAATGTAGTTGTTTTCATTATTTAATGTCCGCTGATTCGATTAACGTATATGTAAATGATTTACCATGAATTGCTGCAGCTTTGCGACAAACAGCCATGAATGATTCAAAATCAGCTGCTTTTTTAAACACCTGACAACCTTCTGACCAATTCTCTACATATGTTGAATCAGCTCCAGCTTTGTGAATATTAATTCCAAATACCCCTTCAGCTATTTTATTCTCATCATAAGTTAAATCACGATTTGGATCGCGATAAACCTTAACCGGTTTTTGTTGCTTTAACGCTTCATATTTACCTTGATGTAAACCTAAAGTGTGAGATCCTCTATACTGACCTTCTACTAATCGAGCAACGCCTGCTGCATTATGATATTGTTGAACACCTTTCTTACCCGGGTCGGTTGTTGCAGGCCAACAATGTGATTTCCATTCGCCGCCTTCTTTATATGAAATCGTGATGCAATCATCAAATGCGTTGGTTACTTTATTTCCAGTATCAGAATTTCTAACTCCGACAATGTTAACATCAAAATCTTTTGCTCCTTCAAACCAAGCATATCCTTTGGCTTTTACTGCAGCTTCAATTTGTTCTCTTGTATAACAACTCATACTAATTTCCTCAATATTATTTTACGTATTGGTAATATTTTTTAGTTTTAGCATTTCTATCTTCTAAACCATGAGTTCCGCCATTGATTCTTTTTGTCAATGCTAAGATAGCTGCATCATTAACGCCTTGGTCACAAATAGACCAAAGTTTATTACGATCAAAAAAGAACATTGCCGATTCAAATGCATATGTTGTTGCAACTAGATCTGGGGTATCTAGTATTTCTGGTTTTTTAAGATATTCTGCAAATGCTTGATAATTCGATTTTCCTGTGAGTTGTAGTGCACCTCGGCCCCGATACTTCCAACCATCCCCTGATGCTTCATCGCCATTCCCCATTCGGCTTGCATACACTCGGTTGGCAATCTTTTCTGGTTGCCGCGCATAAGACTCTTCTAATGTTCCAGGAAAGTATTTTCCAAAGATCCCTTGTAGACCTGATGCTGAATAATTTAAATTTTCTGAAAATGCTTTAAAGCCGCCCGTTTCGTGTGACGTTTGCGCAAAAAAGTGAGCTGCTCTAACTGGAGTTAATTTATAAAACTCCATTGCTTTTTTCATTGTGCCCGGTCCAAATGCTCCATCTGCCGTAACACCAATTTTTTCTTGTAAACTTTTTAAACTCATTATTCTTCCTCAGTAGTAGTATCTTTTCCTTTGCCTGCAAATTTTTCTAAACCTGCAATACCTAAGCTACCTAATGTAACAACAACGAATGAATTATAAATGTACTCATTCAATTTTAATTCATTACCGAAATATCCGGTAATTAAATCAACAAACATTGCAATGGTCATTACTGCAAATGACATAAAACCGATAATAGTTTTTTCATTAAAGTCATTTGAATTTTTAAAAATGTCTGTAAACTTTGCCATAAATTCTCCCTTTTTGTATAAATATATGACAAAAGAGATTACTTGCAAATAATGAGTTCATTTACAAGATCTTGTATGTTCATGATGGATATTTTTAAATTGCCCAATTGAAACATACCGACCTCTCCCGAATCTTGTATAATTGCTGATAGATTTTCTATGAAATTATAATCTTGTTGAGTAAATCGTTTACCGTCTATTTCAACTACAATATCATCATAATCATATCGATCAATGTCTGTTAGTGAATGACATCGTTTACGTAAATCATATTTAGTTTTAGGTTGTTCTAACGTAATATATTTCATCCATTCTGCATCTGAATATATTCTATCGCAACATGGCTCTAATAAACGCAATAAATCTTGAGAACAATTTTCTACGCGGAAGGCAATATTGTATTTTGGTAAAATAATAGGATACTGCCATTCGTTATTTTTAATCCAGCTACCCCATTTTCTTAAATAGTTTCTGCCAGCTTTTTCTGAAACTTGTTTAAAGTAATCATCATCTTGCCCTACTTGTTCTGTCCATCGATGGCCTCTACATGTTAAATGATATACAAATGCATCTCGACTCTGTATTAATTCATATCCTGCTAATATCCAACGTTGGAAGATATCTGAATCTTCATATGGGAACGGGGCAAATAACGGGTCATGACCTCCAATAGCTTGAAAATCTTTTTTATAAAGAATCCATGGCGCAAACATTCCATATGTTACTTTATCTAATTCTTCTTCTTGTTTATGCATAACAAATTCTTCAAATGCATTGATATCTAAGGTATCAAAGTCTTGTCCGAAATCCATTATGATCTTTTCTTTTCCTTCTGGGTGTAAAGGTGGTTCTATACGGGTCGCACATACAACTTTCCCTGGTTGTAAGTGCTTTAACATATTTTCGATATACAAAGGACCAATAATCATATCGGCGTGTAAGATACCCACTATATCATTTGTAGCGAGCTCGATACCTTTATCATATAATATTGTATGGCCCACTCGTTCTTCACTTCTATATGTAATACAGTTTTGTTGTTGTATCCAATCTTTAGTGCCATCAGTTGACCCATCATCTAATAAAATAACTTCTGCTTCTGGTGCGTGTTTTTGAATACTTGCATATACATTTTTTAAATGTCGCAAATTGTTGTAACTAGGTATAATTAGTGATATCATATTGTATAGTTTTCTCCGTATTGTCTCATATTAGAATATAAGGAATTAAATTCAGAATTCAAAAAATACGAATTCATATTTGATTCTGCGTTCCTACAAAATTCTGAGACTCCGATATTTATCTTGTTTTCTTTAAATGTTAATGAATTCATATGTGCAATAGTATTGTTGTCTGACACAATGGTTTTCATTCCATATTGGTCAGCAATACAACCTGCATAAAAATCTAAGCCCCATCCGTATATTAATTCATTTGGAAACTGTTTTATTTTTTCTAAGATATCTCTACGTATTAATGGAGCCTGAAAATCAATCCAACGTACGTTGCGTAATCCTTGACCCCAATTCCACATTTGTTTCCAATGACATTGATCAATCGATGCATTGATAACCGATGGCGAATAAACCGATGCATCTGATTCTAAAGCTTCTCGAATCGATGTTGATAAGAATGCTGGACCATGAAATACAAGATCATTATTTAAAAAGTAAAGATACTCATGATCTGTTTGTAAAAAATAATCTAATACTACATTAAAACCTCCGCCGAAGAATATATTTTCATCTAAACGATGTGTAGTCGATTGTGCTAACGATTCTGAAGAACCATTATCTAATACCATTAGCTCACATTTTTCAAAGTACGTATCTCGGCGTAATTGATTTACTAAATTATCTGTCCATGTAGGTAAATTGTGATTGAGTGTTGCTATTAACATATTAAAATCTTAATTGAGATGTTTCTTTACTAGGCATAACTATACCTAAAAAATTCTTTGCAATCGTTTCTTCTGTATTGCCTTGTTGTTTAAAATCAGTCATTTGTTCTAAATAATGAAATGGTTTGAACCATGATTCGCATGGAACTAATCGTATAGCTTCTGATGCTAAAACATATTCGCCATACCAGATTAATTCTCCTGGGATTACTTGTAATAGTTGTTCATATGATAATTCATTTGGTTCTAAATAATGTTCTCTCATATGATCAAAAACTTTAACGGACCATAAATTAGGACATGTCCAATCATAAAATTTACCCTTACGTCCAAATAAATCCATTATGGTTTTTCTATCTTGTTCATATGACTGTTTAACATTATCTAATAAATTTCCTTTAGTTGCCATCCATTGAAATAAATCTTTATTTTCATGCATAGTTGTATAAGGTGTTTCTTCATCAAACATAAAATCACTGATAAAGAAATCTCGAATAAAATATGAATCGCCATCTACCCATAGATAATTGTTACATAAATTCATTTCACTGAATTTCATTTTAACCAATTGTTGCGTAAACCAATTTTGATCTATAGAACCTTGTATAACATCCTCATCAAATATCATTGTGTAATCTGATGTGCCGAGTACATCTTTAAATAATTGTTCTTGATGTTTTGGTATCGAAACATATACTGGAATGTTATCTTTGTTATGTTTTGCAGTTGTCTCAATTAACTGTTTAGTATAATGAACGTGCGGTGCGTGTGACTTAAATAAAAAAACTAAATTATCCATATCAATCAAATAAATTTAAAATTCTATATTTTTCAACATAATGTAATTTTTTTTTAGAACATTGAAAGTCACTATGAAATGCTCGTAACACATCCTCAGTAAAATAATAACGATGTTGCTGACTCGTAAACATTTTCAATGATTCTAATTTTTTATTATATTGTGTTTCAATATCTACATATAAATTAGATTGCCATGCATCTTGCGTGCTTGGCGTATAATATTGTATCAAACTAATTTTACTATTACGAATCAATGCAGAACCAAAACCAGAAACATATCTATGTTCGAAATGAGAATCAGTTTCATTTGGAAGAAAAATAGCATCAAATTCTTCATCTGTATTCTTAAGTATGGTTTCAATTAAATTGATCCAATTTTCTTCTGGAATATCTTTGATAAATTTATATGATGTATTTATAATTTGCAGATTAGTACATCCTGCAGTTTTCCATACATTTTCAACTTCTTTTAATCGATGTTCGCCTGTTGATTCATCACAATCGCCACCTTGTGCTAATTGCAATAAATAAAATTTAGTTTCATTGTATTTTAATATAGTACCTAACATACTATATTCTACATCGTCTGGATGCGGAGATAAACATAAAACTTTATTAAAATTTAGAAATTTCATTTAGATACTCCAATGTGTGAATCCTATTCATATTTTCTTGATATACTACTTGTATATTTTCAATATTGAATAATTCTTCGTTTAAATAATCTTTGCCGCCTTGTCCTGCTAAATAAGTAGTAGCGCCATTTCTTTTACATATATCTACTAATCTACTAGTAGAAGTTAAATCTGTTTCATAATCTTCTACTATAATAGTATCAATATTTAATTTTTTAACTAGATATCGAATAATAGATGAATTCGTTTGATATAAATTATCAGATATTAAATCATCCATTTCTGATAAAATATGTTTATATTTTGGTATAGAATTTTTAATCCGTTCCCAATCTTTCTTTGCGTCAATATATTGTTTTGTGTTGATAAATTCTAATCCTTTTTTAACGCTCATCGTATTCCATTTGCCATCCATATTGAATCGATTTTGAAATCCGTTTTTTTCAAATTGACAATGTCCTAATAAAACAAATATATCTGCTTGTTGTATCTTTTGAAAAAATGGATACCATGGCATAAAATTTGGTTGGTGAATTGTAACAATCATATTATAAATTCAAATAATATTGTGGTAAATCTTCTGGTAAGAATTTAAAAAAATTATCTAATAAATTGCAATCAACTTTAACTGGATTGAATATGTATTTATTACTCATATGATGTACCATTAACTTTTTATAATCTTGTATTGGGGTAAACTTACGAATAACATCATTAAAGCCAGTTGCGCCACTTTCTAATATACCAGCGTAGGTAGCTACAGCTGATGTCGGAAAATGATTGCCGTTTGTTAATAATGTTATTTGTTTTTGTGATAATAAAAAGTTTCCACTATGCGGGTTCCATGCATTGAAATAATATTCATTATTGATTTTAGTTATATATCGTATTATATCAGATACGCCATTACCGCCTAAATGAACTGAATTATATGGAGCTAAATCTACAAATTCTTCTTTTTCATTTTCTAATTCAAATCTTAAAAAACCAACATTATATTGTATGTTCTGTTTTTGTAATTTTTCATTAACATCGATTGCATATAATAAAGAATCAGCATTGATAAGTATATCATCTTCATTATATAAAAAATAATCATATTCTGTTAAATGATCTAACATATATTGTCTAGGTTCAAAAACTAAAGAATGACCTAACGATTTATCTCGAATTTCAGTGGTGACACCATCAATATCTATGCGTTCTGGTGAAAATACTACAACATCAGATACTTTTTTTAATTCTTCAACTACTGGTTTTAAATACGGATTTGAATTACCAGCATAACAAGCTAATGTACTTAATATTCTCATAAATTACTCCTTTACCCAAAACCAATTAGAATCTCTCACCCCGATAGCTTTAGCATCTGGTACTAGTTCTTGTACTGCTTTAATGACACCTTCCCATTGGTAATCATCGCCTCCTACTATACCACCAACCTTAACTTTAGGCAACCAAGCTTCGATATCTTCCTTAACGCTCTCATAGTCGTGAGATGCATCTATGAATACAAAATCTATAGAGTCATCTGCAAACTGCTTTGAGACCTCTACAGACTTGCCTTTAATAACCGATACGCAATGTTGTAGTGGTTTCAGTGTTTCCACAACTCGTTCGTAGAAGTCTGTAGAATTTGCACTACTGTCGACAGATATGCTGAAATGGTCTACAGTGTGTAGCTTAATTTTTTTTCCTGAGTTGTGTATCTCGGTACCCAAGTACGCACTACTACGACCGGCAAAGGTTCCGATCTCAACGAAAGTTCCCTTATCAAACTTGCTAACAGCTAAATCATATAAGTCGAAGTGGTCTAAGTACCCTTCTACGTTTTGCCAAAAATGTTCCATGCTTTTAAATTATTTTGTTTTAAATTATTATGATGACTGCAGGGCTGTTCCATCGTCCATTAGTCTATAAACAGTATAATTATACTGTCTAGCTATGTTGTGGAATTTATCTTCTGTAACCTTAGCCATTTCTGGAGTCCATACCGACTTCTGATTACGTCTTTCTCCTAAGTACTTGTGCTCAAACATAGGGTGATAACCTCCCTCCGGATCAATACCACAAGTTACCAACTCAGTAACACCGCTCATTCCCAACCAAGTTGCTGCTGTCTGTAGGACGGAGTAAGTTTCTCCCATATGCGGAATATCAGAAGGACAAATCAATCCATTCATGCCATGGACTCCTAATGCAACAAAATGGAATTTGCAGTCTGGATTAATTTTTAATACATCATCCATCCAAACATGATAATTATTATCTTCACTAAATCCACCTGGATGACGCTTTTGTGGATAATATGGCATAATAAAATTCTTAACTTTTTTCCATTCATTTGGATCAATAATATCAATATTATCTTGATCGTGACAAAAAAAGTAATCAACTTCTTCACATAAAATAATAGCATCATTCAATGCTGCAATTTTATAATCATCACTCTTAGGAATATGTCTCGCAGATGGTCCTTTACTTACTAAAACTACTCGCATTATTGTTCTCTTTGTTTGTTTAAAATGTATTCATGTGTAAATTCTGGCGCTGTTTCCCAATGTTTACTTAACATATATTCATCATGATGTTTAAAATGAATAGATTCTGAATCATAATAAATTGCTAGCGCGTTATCATATTTTTCCGGAAAACGCATATCAATTAGATGAAGTTCTGGAATTTCGTTAATTAATAAGTTTGGTTCAATTGCCATACTATTAGTAATACCAATATCTTCTACGATATAAATTCCATCTTTATTCAATTTAGATTTGAAGTTATTATAAGTTTGTACCTGATCATTTAATTCATGCGATCCATCATCGATAATAACATGAAAAAATCCATCTGGAATACTTTCTAAAAACTTATTGCGTTCAATCATGGCATTAAAATCATTTGAACATGAATTTACTTGAACTAATTTTGTTCTAGTATAATCTTTAAGTGTTTCTGTAACTTCATTTAATGTGCATCCAACCCAAGAAGTTCGTTCAAATGTATCTGCTCCCCAAATTGTTGCTTTAGAAAAATATTCATGCCACAATTTCATAGAAGTACCACGCAGAATTCCAATTTCTAATACATTGATATCTTCATGTTGATATACACTGAATAATCGATCATATACTTCTAGATAAGTATGCCCTGGGAACATTTTATTTCCACAATGCGGGTCTTTATCACAATCCCATTTATGATGTTTTAGTATTTCTACTAATGTTTTATTTTGCATTTTGTTCTTTTATATATGTTAAAAATTTATTAATGCCAATTTCTAATGTTGTTTCTGGATTCCACCCTAAGTTTTTTAATTTATCAGAATTTCCAATGCATCCGAATTGATCTCCCGGATGTCCGCCAATATCAACAATATCATAATCAATTAATTCATTACCATTAGCTTTAATTAAAGCGTGAATCAATTCTTTTATTGTAGTTTTAATACCAGTTGATACATTAAATGTATCCGAATAGTTAACAGATAACATTAATAGTAATGCATTTACTACATCATCTACATAAATAATATCACGATATCTATCTAACGAACCTGTTACATTGATTGTATTACTATTAATAACTTGATTTGCAAATGCAGAAACAACGCCTTTGTATTCATTTGATAAATCCTGGCCCGGGCCATATGTATTCCATAATCTTAGAATAGAATATGTAAAATTATATTGTTGTGCAAATTTCTTAAGATAGTATTCAGCTGATAATTTACTTACTGCATAATTAGATAATGGATCTAATTTATCAATTTCAGATGCGTTATCATTATTTCCATAAACAGCCATCGTAGATGTATATACGATATGTTTAACTTGTTTATATTCTGCTAAATAACAAATACGCATCGTACCTCGTATATTAAATTCTAAGTCCATCGACGGATCTATTTCAGAACCTCTTCCATATGGCTGTGCTGCTAAATGATATATTACATCAATTGGTTCTTCAATTTGTAATAAATCATCCATACTAATATCTAATACATAATCAGCTGATTCATTAATATCTACAGTAATTACGTTATGATCTAATTTTTTTAATGCAGTTACTAAATTAGATCCAATTAAACCACAACCACCAGTTACTAATATATTCATATGCTAAACTTATAATTTAATTCGCCAATTGATTCGATACTATGTTTGATAACATCATTTGGTTTAACTAAACAATCAACTTGTGGTCCGCCATTAATTGTAGTAGGCGTTCCTGTTAAAATTATATCACCTTTATTTAACTTAACTAATTTGGAAATATAACTTAAAGATTGATATGGGTTCATTATCATATCTGAAGTATTACCGCATTGAAGTTCTACGCCATTTATAAATGTTTTCATTTCCAATGTTTTATTTCTTAAATCTAAATGCGTAACATTAGATGATATAGGACAAAATCCAGTTCTAGATTTAGAAAATGCTAAATGATGATCGCGATCATAAATACTATTACATGTAATATCTCCGGCAACAAAGAAACCTTCAATTACATTATACGCATCGTCTTCTGATACATTTTCACAATCTTGTCCAATTAGTATTCCTAATTCAACTTCAGTCCATACATTATCAACTTTATATTTAGGATATGGAATAGTTGAATGTTCTTTTGATAAACAACTAGTAGATTTAAGAAAATAGATTGGATCTTGATCCAATAATCCTATACCTCGATAATTTAATGCTAAACAATGTATATTATTGATTGCCATGGTTTCTTTCATATAAGAATTCTGCAATTTCAAAATCTAATGGAGTATCAATCTCAATGCCTTCAGCTTCTTCAATTGGATAAAATAAACAATTATTCGTTATTGCATTTTTTGTTCGTAACAAACTAGATATTTCTGAAATCATTACGTTAAAGGTTGGTAATTTTATAGGATCTAGATCTTGAGAGTTTGGGGTATTTGCTAAATCATAATTAATTGGCGAATCTTTATACCATGCATGTTTTTTTGCAAATAGTGCAGTTACTAAAGAATCATATTGATTACAATTTTTTTCAAATTCTTCGTAACAATTTTTTAAAGTTTCATCTTTTAATAATGGAGCTGTTGGTTGAAGTATCATTATATATTTAGTAGACACGCTATTACCTAAATATTCATAATATTGACTATTATTACATTCTGAACTAGCATAAAAATCCGGACGTCTTTTATATTCAACACCATACTTAGCTGCTAAGTCTTTAGCCACATTGCTATCAGAATCTATAACTATTGGTAATCCTAATTTTTTGGCTTGTTTGATTTTTATTTCTATTAAACTAGAATTTGCAAATGGTTTAAAATTTTTATTTACTACTCTAGTTGAGCCAGCTCGAGCTGGAATTACAATTGTAATATCCATTTACAATACTCCATTATTTTTTAAATCGGCGATGCATGAATTCCAATCAGTAAAACGAAATGCTTTATCATCAATATATGCAACTGCTCTAGGTTTTTCTGCAGTGACTTTTGAAATATATTTATCTAAACCATGTTTTTCTAACCATTCCCATACCAATTGTGTTCCAGTTTTGCCATTTACTAAACCTCTATCTGGTTTTGCTTTTGCTGTGTAACAAATTAATGTATATTGTTTAGATAATGTTTTTAATGCAGCTTCAATTCCATCAACTGGCTCATCATAAATTGTCCCATCATGATATCCTTTTGAATTTTTATGAATTACGCCATCAAAATCAATACCTAAATTAATCGTCTCATCTGGATATGAATGTTTACGAATTCCTTTATTCCAATTCAATTGTTTTAATTCTTCTGGACGATTATTATTAATTGGTGGAGTAGCACAGCCAGATCCATGTGTCAATTCGTATGTTAATAATAATGTTAAAACTTCCGCAGTATGATAATATTCTGCTCCTAATTCCACCGTTGTGCAATTTTCTACTTTTTCAGATAGAGCATGTGATGTAATACAAGCCGTATTCAATCCTCTCGTATTAGCCCATTGTAATGCCTTAATAATATCTTTACTTCGACCAGACGAACTAATTCCTAATACCAATGATTGAGAAATTTGTTCTTCAGTACGGTTTCTAGTAAATGCTTCCATCCATGATACCATCCATTGATCCCAATCTGTATCATTAATAAGTGATGTTGCTAAAATTGCAGAACCTGGTGCTTGTGCTAAACGTTGTCCGTTTGATAATCTGGTGATATCCGCCGCGGCATGATCTGCTACTGCTAAATTGCCGCCATGGCCTAAAATGTAAATGTTGTTAGATTTGTTAAATTTGTCTTGTAATTCTGACCATTCTTTTGATTGGATCACTTCTTCAAATCTACCAATTAAGTTTTCATAGTTTAACATATATTATACCTTTTTTATTGTTTATAATATTATATTTAAAATTTTTCTAAAGTCCAAATTTATTATAACATTTCAAACTAGTATCCACTAAAATGGGAACTTTAGATACTGATTGTATTTCTTTAATACTGCCTGGCTTAACATTTGGATTTCGTTCTAAACCAAAATCATAAAATGATTTACGTTCACCAGCAATATGTGTGATGCCAGTTTGATTACTAATAATTGCATCTACCATAGTGGGCGTTAAATTATCAACATATTCTTTTGAAGACCATTTATCCGTATATGCAGTATCAAATGGAAAATCTATGCCGCAAAATTCAGTACGAATACTTAAAGAATTTTCATAACATGATACAATATATTCTCCAGCTGCTTTAGTTTTAGAATATTTAGTTAATGGATTAATTTGATCATTAATATCATACATACCTTTTTTGCCATCAAAGACGTGCGACGTTGATATGAATATGAGTCTGATATTATATTTGATACAAATTTTTGTAATGTTCGTAGTACCAATAATATTGGCATCTAATGCTAATATTGGGTTTGTTTCAACATCTGCAAACTTAGCAATTGCTGCGCAATGAACAATTATATTTGGTCTTATCTGTGAAATAACAGTTTCTAGTTGTTCATACTTGGTAATATCGCATACATCATGTGCGGGTGCTACATATTCAATATTTCTATTTTTTAGTTCCAATATTAAATTAGATCCTAACAATCCAGAACCGCCTGTTATTAAAATTTTCATATTACTTCTTTAAAGATTTCAATATTATAAAATTCTGGAGTACAAAAATCATATTTAGAAAAATCAATTTTTTCAAATAGTTCTTTAATAGTATCTGCAGG